AGCATCGAAGATCATTTTGGATTTCGGTGATCTGTTGAATATCAATATGGTCGCCCACACCATGTCTATCATGCTGAACCTGTCACGTGGTTGTTGATCGGTGACCATTAGGTCATGTGCTTGTTTGCTGACCAAGAAGTCGTATCCGGTGTCTAGGAACTGCCTTAGGTTGTCCGTGAAAGGGAAGTAATCTATGTCCATCACCAGGGTGGTATCGTAGGGTGATAGATCATATGCAAGGTGTCGATCCACGTTCATCCATGGCTTTCCGTCTTTTTTGTTGCCCTGCTCCGGTGTGGTCAATTTGTAATTCACATGTCCGACATCGCCGATCTTGTGGAACGTGTCAATGTCGGTGACCACTGTGATGGGAAGTTTTAGATTCTTACGTATCAGTCTAACACACCTGCGAAGTATCCTGTGGTACCTGGAGGTTTCGGTGTCAAAACAAAACAGCAATACCCCTTTGCTCATTATTCAAATCTCTTGTGAAATGTCTTATAGATCTGATGATAGGTGTTGAGCGATTCCTGATATCTTGTTATTAACAAACTTAAAAACTCAGTAGGTTCCTTTATATGAACTGGATTATCATTAGTATCTAAGACAAAGAATGTGTCGTTGTGTTTGTTGAGTGTTTCCACCAAGCATATGGTCTGGGCATCCGCCTTGAATATGTGTTCTTTGTACACTACAACCTGTCGTGAGTGTGCCTTCTCCAAGGCATTGCGCTTGGCGATTGCAGTGTCGTAAGAAAGGTCAGATTGTTTTTTTAGTTCACTGATGTCCATACCACAATTATATGATAATTATGGCAGGAAATCAACCTGGTAAAATTATTATGCCGTGGTGTTAGACACCGTCGCAGTCGAGCTTGGTGCAAATCCTGTGCCAAGTCCCTCTGATGTATTAGGATCCAATGTGAACAGTGTCGTCACCATCCTTGGCGTGTCGTTGATCGCCGCCGGTACACCTGAAGTGTTGGGTGACGTGTACTGTGAGTCATCCGCTGGGTCAGTGGCTATCATCTTGATGGTCATCGTGACAGCGGTGCCCACCGCCGCGTCCAACTTGGCCTGTATCTCAACAGCGTTGGAAGTGTAACTACTGTTGTCTGAAGTCAGTTTGATCAGCGTGGTGTATGAAGTGCTTAGGTTATGGAAACCGTTCGCGAGACCATTTGTGGTCAGACCCTCACCTGATCCCGATCTCAGTGTCGACTGAGCCGCGATGTCGATGTTGCCCAGTGCTGAGCCTAGGTCTATGAATGATTGGTCTTTTGGATTTGTCGAACTCTGTGTGGTTCCAACTGTTACCCTGACCTTACCGCCCGCGTTGAAGAAGTGTCTCATGGTGTCCGCGTTAGCGAATGTGACAGAAACTTCCTGTGTGGCCGACGTGTCCCAGCCCTCTGATGCCGTGGTCACGGTCTGTAGTGCTGATGATGTGGTCAATGCTGTAGCGTTTGGTGAACCTGCCGCGATCGAAGCCGCCAGTGTGGCCAGATCAGCTTCCACTGCCGCCTTGATGGCGATGGTGTCTCCCGCTGACACCTGTGTTCTTGAAGTCAGTGTGTCATTGGTGTGATTAGCGATGTTGTCCATTGAAGTGAATAATGTGTTCCATTGTGAAGCCGTGATAGTATCTCCCGCTCCTATTGTTGCAATCGTGGTCTGCCCAAGACCATATACCCCTGATCCCGTACCCGCGAAATGGTTGTACCCGAATGGTGAACTTGAACTGTTCACGAACGTGTTGTATTCGTCGTCTAAAATCTTTTCCCCTGCTACGTATCCCATAAAATTATTTCACTCCTATTACACACTCTGTCAGTGCTGTTTCTTCATTATATTTAGTTTTAATAAGCCTTCCTAGCACATTAAAATGGGTACATTCGTCTATATTTGCAACTCTTGCCTCGCCATTGCCAGCACTCACTATGCGATCTCCCGCCTGTCCAGTACCTTTTATTTTGACGAAAACACGGCCCTTCAGTGCTATCATGGGGTGCGTATCATTGTTGCCCGCCTGTGCATTCATTAAAAATGCCGGTGATTCTGACACCACACCAAACACGGCGTCTGACAGCTCTGTCTGACACAGGGTTATTTCCGCTCCGTTTATCGGCGTCGTGCCGCCCAGTATCACAACATCTCCCACTTCAACGGGAGTGTCGGTCTCGTATCTCTCAGCCAAGTCAGCGTACTGCGCCGATGTTGAAATAGCATGTACAACGTTAGCTCTTATATCCACTAGTGTTGCCGCACCGAGTTCGGCATCCGATCCAGACTTGAATGCCGTCCAAGCACCTCCGGAATTACCGTATATGGTTGTTCCATCATCCGCAAAAGTCTCGTCCCATACCCAAAATAGATCCTGCTCTGTGGCACTGGAAGTCTCACCCCTGTTGACCTTAAGTCCTGAGTAGTTAGGCATTCCTGCCGCACTCGAGATGTTCCTGTTCAATTCTATGATGTTGTCTTCAACTGTCAGTGTTGAGGTATTGCTTGTGACAGTATCGCCGTCTATGGTGAGGTTTCCTGTGATCCTGATGTCACCAGTGTCTCCCGCCATGGTCATCACTGTCTTTGTGATCCCACCATCGTTGACTTTGAAAATTATGTCTCCATCTTCTGTCACATTGGCTATGGTGAAATTATCGCCTGACATAGTCATCTCTATATCGTTGCTGGCACCAATTCTTAATCCGTTGTCGTTCTGTATCTCTAAATGTCCTGTGGTACTATCGTTCTGGTCTGACCTCAGGAAGTTAGAAACCGCCACACCGCCCAGTGCATCTGAATCAGTTGCCGTTCCCCTGAACTTGGCGTTTGAAACTGTGCTTGAAAGTTGTATTCCTTGCGACACTGATGAGAAACCTGCCGCTATGAGTGCCGCCGCGGCTTCTTCTGACGAGCTAGGAGTGAATGCTAAATTAGAAATTACACCTACCACAGTGTCTTGAGTAACTAGTTTCAGTATTGACCTATAAACACCTGTGTTGTCTAGTACGGTCTCTGTTACTACCTGGGTAACACCAGATCCTGAAATTGTTGTTGGTCCGATCAAAGTCCACACAGATCCTGTATACACATATAACTGTGTGTTCGCTGTGTCAAACCATAGATCACCTTGTACTGCGTTAGTAGGCGAAGTTGCCGAGTTGGTGGTCGACCCTACCGGTTTCCATTTTATTCCTGTATAAACATTGATCTGCTTATTAGTTTGATCAAACCATAATTGTCCCTGTATCTTGTTTGCAGGAGCAGAAGTATTATTAAAATTTTCTAGTATCTTGACGAAGTTCTCATTCAGTTTCTCTCCAAACCCAGCATAGCCTTTTCCAAATAAAGTAACGTCCGTTGTGGCGGTGTCTATGGTTCCATCTGGAAGTGTGACTAGTAAAGTACCGAATGTGTTGTTAATTTTGTACGCCATGTACGGATATTTATGCTGGAATCAAAGGCTTTGTGTACCTGCTAAACGGAGTGTAATACCCCACTAATCTGTTGTTGTAATAGGGGTCTTTCTTCATCAAGTGCAGGGTCAACCCTATCTTGTATCCACAGCCGTGCTTACGATAATCAACGGGTGCATGAAGTACACTGGCATCATGTATAATTGCGCACCTGGGTCTCCATGGTAACACTTTCTCTATGCTCAACCCCTCGTAGATGCTCATGGGTATGTGGGCGGGCATTATGTCTTTGAGTATCTGTTGATCACGTTCATTGTGTTCCAGATTCTCCACACCATACTCCTCATAGCTCTGGTGTCGGATCACATTGGCGTAGTTGGCGAAACTGCCTATGTGCCTACCCCTCATGAAGTGCGTGGCCCTGCCCCTGTAACGCTGATTAAAGGTCACGTACTCTGATTCCACGATCTTATCAAGTTCCACAGGTATTATGATGTCCTTGTAGGGACGGTATCCGTTGAGGTGGGTGACGGCGTCTGTGTGCAGTCCGTAGGGTTTCACTGACTTGAAGAACTGGTCGCCGACACTGATGGGGTCATCTGTTGCGATGTCGCTGTAAAATACTATGTCATCTCCGAAGTGTTCATATATTTTTGGCCTCACAATGTCATCGATGTCCGATATGGCCATGGGATAGGTTATATGTAACACATGGTCATTTATGTTTATCCCTATCCTATCAAAGTTATCTTTAAAAAATGCTGACAGCAGATCGCATTCTGCATCATTTATGAAATCTTCTACCACATAACTTTCATCATTCTGATCTTTGAACATAGTGGTGTTAGGATCATGGATAATATCCATGTTCAAAAGTTCTTCCTGCGAGAACGGTCTATCTGTTTTGTATTTCACTCGGTATCCTCTCTATGATCTCTGCCCATGGATGACGTATGCAGAACTTCAACATGAGCCTGTCATAAGGAACTGGGTCTACCCAATGCTTCAGTTTGCCGTTTTCCAACAAAACACACTCATATGGGACTTGTTGATCCTCTACTACCATAACTGGAGTTTGATCTAATAGATTTATTTGTATGCTGGTCATGTCATCCTCATCAACATGCGGAGGCACATTGTTGTTTGCGAACAAGTAAGCAAAACGGGGATAGGTGTTCATCCCCCATATTCCAAGATCCTGCTCCACTTCCTTTGTGAGATGTCTGATGTCTGATTCGTCTGGTAGATACACCTTCCACCACGACAACTTCTGTTCAAACTTCTTCCACTGATACCATTCACCACGTTGGTGGATGTCGTAGAATATTTTCCTGTATTTCTCTTTGTCTATTCTGTAATCAAGATGGATCAAATTCATAGGCATGAGCTCCTTTGAAAAACTTTAAACACTTGTAAAATTCGATGCAGTCCTCTATGTCCTCCTCGAACGATATGTTCAAATTTATTCGTTTGTTACTGTTGTTGAATACCGCGTGTCTGACCTGTGTGTTTAGGAACATGGGTTTTGAAATTTCCGCATGCTCAAAACTACAAGGGGCGTAATCCTCACTCAGGGGATATATCAAAGCAGTATTGCGTCTGCCGCCGTCGGTGTGCCATTCTTGCACGGCATTGGGACGTATCATTAAAAGGTAACAGTTCCTGCCATGGAACGTCATGTTTAGATCATAGAAGTTCAGCACAGTAGGTTTCCCGGTCCTCGTGGATTTGTGTGTGGTCCAATCCTCATCTTTGAGATCCATTCCTATCCTGAGCAGTCTGTCCTTGACTTCGGAATCTAAGAACTCAGGTAACTCGTAATGGCTTAGATTGCTAGGCATCACTGTTCCCCCTTTCCATCATTTTCTTGTATGACCTTTCTATTATCTGTGCGGGTACTTTTCCACTGTATATGATATGTAATCTCTGTTCACTGCTGTTGTTCTCTACCCAATGTTTGTCATAGAGATTCATCATGTTGACCGGATTTGAATCAAAATCAATGATGCCTGCTCTCTCATTATGGAAATGGCATCCACTGGGATTGGTTATGGCGATGTTGGCTCCGTGTAGATTACTGTACCGACTGTCTCTGTGCACCGCGATCTTTCCTCCCGGCTCTAACAGACTGAAATAGATCCTGCCAACGAAGTTGTCTTCTCCAAAGGTGTCCTTGAACCACTGCACTGTGATGGGACAATTATTTGCCACAGCCTTCCAGACGTGTTTATCGGTGCTCACAAAACCGTTCCTATCTGAACTCACTGTGGTTTCAATTTTCTCTGGGGCATACAGCTCGAGGCTGTTCCAACCCACGAATCTGGGATCAAACGATCCGTCGGTCTTTCGGTGGGGTGATGCTTTATTTTTTACCAAATTCCATTCTTCAAAAATCTGCGTTTTTGGAACATCAATGTCCAAGGGCAAATGACTTATGCCACTTTGGAATATAATCCAATCCGAATCCATATTCAAATTATCAGACATCTTTGGAACCCTCTGAGGCTTTTTTTAGAAAATTTTGTGTGGTGCCACTCACCTTTGAATCTTTCTGCCAGCCAGTCGTCGTCATAAAAGGTCCATAACCATTGCTCTGGCTTCTCTGTCTTGAGATAGAAAGCATCATGTTTTGATATGTCGTCCCACATGTTGGGCTCTATGTTCCTCCATTTGCATATCATGTCATAGGCATCTCTATCCCTTGTTGAATAATAAGTGAACAATACTTGGTCGCAGTGCGATTTTAAAACATCTATGATGTCTTTTGCTTCTTCATAGGTGAAATGTGTGAACACGGAAAAAGCAACACAGACATCGTAATGATTTTTCAATGGTGGCACACGCTCTTTGCCGTTAGGATTGTACATGTAGTTGTACCCATCGTAGGATATCCACTTGTACTGTGGAAAATGAAATTTGTTGTAGTTGGCTGTTTCCTCTGATATCTCCATCCCTGTGTAACTGCCGTGTGGTTTGAAACTTACAAAATTTCCACGACCACAACCAAAATCCAATACGCTCTTGCCCTCGAACTGTGTGTACTGCTCGAAGTATTGCCTTATAGATCCCCTGCCCCAATACACTCCACGCATATCTGTCTCACCTTCAGACAGGTAAAGATTCCTTGCTTTGAGGCCCGGTTCAGTCATTCGCCTCCTTTATGGCCACCGCTCCTACAAACATGTGATCCATCCAAAATGGTTGTACTAATTTAAAGCCGGCATCACCGAGCATGAGATTTATTTCAGCCCATGTGTTAGGTTTCAACATACTTCTCAATTTTTGTTCCTTAGCCAATATTTCATCAGAGGTAAAATGAGTGGACTTGTAGTCATAGTAGTTGAAAGTAAGCATTTCTTGGAATCTCGCATCAGTACACACTATTTTTTCAGCGAATACAAAACACCCGCCCTTGTTGAGACCTTTGTAAATCTTTTTTATCATCGATGCCCTATCCTTCACTGGTAAAAATTGTAATGTGAAAAGAGAGGTCACTAAAGAACAGTTTTCAAACTTATAATTGCGTATGTCGTCCTCTACGAATTCCAATTTAGTGCCAGAGTATGACTCATGGATATATTTTTTGGTTTGTGCCATTGATTCGGAAAAACTTTTTTCAATTTCTATACCCACATAGTCACATTGTATACGATTTTTTTCTATGATTTTCTTGAGAAGTCTTCCGGTAGAACAGCCTAGGTCTACCACTGTTGTATCTTGGTCAACAAAATATTGTGACAGATTCACGACATCCTGTAACAAGTTTCCATAACCACGTATGGACTTTTTAATGTGCTCATCAAAGTTTTCTGTTTTTCCGTGTCCAAATGTAAATCTATGGTTCATATTATCCTTTATTAAGATCCTGTACTAAGGCATTATATTCATGAGAATACACCGAATTACAGTGTCCATACTTCTGCATTAATATAGTTCTACATTTCAAATCAAGATCCATAATCTGTTCAAACCCTGTCTGCTTTTTTGCCTGGATCAAATTAGGAAATCCTTCTTCGTAAATCTTTTTCTTGCTTAATTCTATGTCAATTTCTCCCCATTCCTTGCATTCTGTGAGATGTTTGGCCCATGGGTGTTGTAGGAATGATAGTAGCAATTCCGGAGTGTACACAAAAAAACCAGGCACAGCCGGTTTGTCCTTTAACATGGGATACCGAAACACCGACATGTGTTTTTCGTGTCTCTTCACATACCATGGAACTTTTGGATATTCTTTTATTTCTCGTTCTATCACTGTCATTGTTTTTAAATCCCAACTCCAGTATTTTGAAAAATCCCTATGGACTATGTTTGTGTTGTAACCCAATATTGGTACACCTTTTACACGATCATACAACCACATGAACACCAGCATCTGTGGTGAAGGGCATTTGGAAAATTCAGCATATTCGAAGGCCTCAGATTCAAGGAACTCTGCCACGTCTAATTTGTGTACGATGGGGTTGATCTTGTTGATCTCACAAAATTTATAAGCACATTCCACATCCTGGGAATTAAGGTTGTCCTTGAACTCTGTGATATTCACATTGACCTGTATGTCCTGTTCTAGAAAACTCCTTAACATGACTTCGCTATCTGCACCTCCGCTGTACATCACATCAATAGGCAACGACAACGCATATACCCTGTCCCGGATCAGCCTGGCCGCCCTGAAACACTCCTCTTTGAACGTACCGACTGTTTGGCTGGCTGTGCCATAACCTACCCAAAACTCATCATCCCTGCTCTGCCGTTGATTGTAGTCAATTCCGTTGTATCCAAATTTGAAATAGTTGTTTAGAGTGTACTCAAACATCACTGCAATTCCTCGAATCCAACATCGTGTATTCCCATGTGAAACACTATCCTCTCCTTTGATGGAGATCTCACCCCGTGCGGCTTCTTGGTGTTCAATACCACCATGGAATCATACAGTATGCTGTCCTTGTCTCTGCCGTCATCGAAATACAGTTCTCCTGTGTTCTCGGTGATAGGTATTACGAACGAACACTTGCTTTTCTGATCGACGTGTACTGGGAGTTCTCCTCCTTCTAACACACGGAAAAAGTTACATCTGAACTCGTGTGGTCTGAATCCAAACGTGTTCCATATATTCTTTATCAACCTCAGTAGTTTTCTATCAAAATTATGTATTTCCTGCACAAAGAATCTATTCATCTTTTTGCCACCGGTGGCCTCATCAACATACTCAGAATACAACTTGTTGCTGTCCTCCCATTTGCCATTGAAGTAATCATCCCAGAAACCTGGATCTACCTTGAAATCTGTTTCTATGAAGAAATTTTTATGCCAGATTTTTTTCATGTGTTTTTTGTCGTTCCATGATCTCATCTAGATCCTGTTGTCCCTGTAAGGATATTATAATATGTGATCTAGTGGTTGATCCCTTGTTCCAGGCGGAGTGCCTCATACCTTGGTTCAAGAACCAACAAGATCCAGGTTCCATGGTTTGGTAGACTTTTTGTCCCGACTTGTCAACACAGTAAAACCCGCACTTGTCGTTGGTTGTAATGGGTATGTGGAAACGCACCGAATAGTCGGTGTTGTAATCTATGTGTTCAGCAACATAGGCCCCAGGATCCATTATCGCTATCCTGGCCCTTGTGGTCTCTGCCTTGAATGATGTTATCACTTCCTCCAGATATGTGCCTTTAACCCAGTCCTTGATCTTGTTGTAGTGCCTTTCGTCAAGCCTGCTCTTGGGTATCTTTTTGTCATACACCCTCTTCTCTTCGTCTGGATTGTACTGTGTCAGTGCTATCTGTTTGTAGGGAGATCCATTGACCTCATACTTGCCATTCTCATCCTTCTGTATGTAATTCTCAAAAGGCTTCACGTAGTTCCTGTAGTCCCAAGCCATCCTCTTGTTGCCCAGTCCCTTGCGCAATTCAGATTCCTCAACATCGTTGTCCTGTAGGAACTTGTAGGCGTCCTCTATGGAATCAAACTTCAGACCAAACGCCTTCTGAAGTTTGGGTGCTTTGCCCCCTACCTTGACCCCATATCCATACTTGGTCTTGAGATCATCTTCAGCCACGGGCATGTCCTGTACTACCTTGATCATCCTGTCCACGTCAAAGGTTTGGTCCAGTTTCAAGAAAGGTGGTAATTCGTATCTAGTCTTTAATTTCATAAGTTCCTTTGTATTGCCAACATGACTCGTTCTTGGGGTCACACACTGCTACTTTACCGTCATGCATTTTCCATTCCGTGTTTGTTTTTTCGCCTAGTTCTACAAAAAGTCTTTTCATAAATCCTGGATTCCTACATCTGCTGATGAACACTTTATTATAACCTGCCTTCGTGGCAAATGTCAACTGGTGTTTTACCGTGGCTACCAAGTGTGGACGGGCTATCAGTCTACCATTCATCCTCAATCTTGGGTGTTCCCAATACCTATTCAGGATCCTCGCTTCATCCGGCTCATAGTATTCGGGCCTGTGCCACACAGAACTGAATCCCAATACCTCGCCTTCCTTTAAAAGCACAGTTATGCAGTCAAAAGCAAACCAATCTATATTCTCATAGTTGCTGGCAATTTGCTCAGATCCGAAGTCTATCTGTTTTAATTGTTTTAAAATGTCTGTGCGATCACCGGGATCGAATGTGAGTACGTCACATTCACTGTTCTTGTTAGCAAAATTTTTATCTCCAGGCGTGAACATCGTTCCAGAATTCCTTTTTCTTTTTACCATGCACCAGAAGATGCACACGTTCTTGATCTGAATTGTTCTCAACATAGTGCTCGTAGTGTATGTTTAACACCAACGGCATTCCGGGCCTGTAGTCCACTTGCTTGTTGTTCAGCACAAATCTGTTGCCCTCTGGATAACTGAGACAGATATTCAAGGGTTCCAACCAGTTACGATCCGGCACATCCACGTGTCGGGTGATGTAGCCCTTTGGTTTTATCACCAAGAACCTTATGTCATCTATCCTAGCGTATGGAAGACTTTTAACCCATTCTATGGTTCTCGGACACTGCTCGCCAACATCGGTTATGTTGGGTCTCTGCTTACGCCTGTCATACTCCCAGTGACTATTAGTCTTGTCAGAATCGAATCCGTACAGAGTAACGGCATACCAGTCCTTGTGTCCATCTTCCGGCCTGTGTGTCACGAGCCTGTCTTTGACACGTTCGTACTCCGTGAGCAACTGTTTCACGGGCACGTCAAAGTTCATCTCCACATATTCCACACTGCTGTCTCTGTTAAACTCCATGGTGCTCCTTGTGATTGCCCTCGAACGGTGCTATAAAGTTTATAAAGAAATTGTTTTTTGGTCCATTGGCGTTGTGTCCGAAAAGGTTTAACACCCCAAACCCCAGATACGAAATCACCATGAGCATGGTGTTCACGATCAATGCGTCAACTCCAAACATCAGAAATGTGATGCCCCAATGGTATAATAGTATATACTTGCCGTACCTGTGGAAGAACATCACCCTGGGATTTTGGATTAGATCCTTCATGTACTTCCTGGGTATGTTGTTCACACGCCACAGGCTGAAAAGTATCACGTACCAGGGATGGTTCCGCGGACTGTGTGGATCCTGGTCAGTGTCTGCGTGTGCGTGATGCATCCTGTGTACCGCTGACCATGTCAGCGCACTCCTGCCACCGCAAAGCAGACCAAGATACAACATGACGGTCTCTACCACAGCGTTCGTATTGTACTGTCTGTGAGCGAAATATCTATGATACCCCCATGTGATGCCTATCGCGGCCGCTATCCAGTAAATGATGTATCCGTAAAAAACTATCATGCTAAACTTTCAATTACACGGTCTCCCCAAATTTTCCTCCAGTCCATGTTTCTAAATTTCGACAACTTGTCTAGGTACTCCACAGTTTTCCCTTTTAGTTTGACATCTGGTTCTTTCTTTAATTCATTAAAAAATAATTTATCATGAGTATTCAAATGTTCGTAATGCTCTATAAGTTCTTTTTTAACTCCATTTTTGAAATTTTTTACTGACAATATTGCTGGTCCTAATACGTAAGAGTTAGATGACACACCTAACCGGAATGTGTCTTGATAGTATTTGTAGATGTGATCGAGGTCAAACACATTCAGTAAAGACACGCTACATTGAATTCTATGAATATGTTTATTGTATGTCATTAGGTTGTTTTCGAATTCGTCAACATCAATAGGATACCGCTGGAAAGACAACTTTGCCCCCACGTTGTCACAAGAAACATTAAGTTTGGCAGTCTTGTATCTTGCTACGAGATCAGTGAAGTCGTATTCTTTGTATTGCAGTTTCGTTAGATTTGTGTCAAATACCAAACTGATGTTTTTGGCGTGTTCTTTTGGTATGTCCTTCATGAGAAATTCCCAGACCTTAGGCATCTGCAGAGGTTCTCCCCCTGTGATCAAAAAACTGTCTATCAGATGTACATTTTCTATTATAGACTTTTTAAAACGTTGATAAGAATTATAGTTGAGATTTTCATAATAGAATTCCCTATAACCGGAGGTAACATATGCCTCGGTGTCGCTGTCCTTCAGTTCTCTAGCTCTCGTTGTTGAATTCCAAGGATTGCACATGACACAACTTAGATTGCAGTAGTTTCCAAAATGCCTCAATTTGAAGTCAATTCTTCCCACTTGGGTAGGAAAATAACCCTTGCCGTTTTCGTATTGTTCCAAATATCTAGTCCTCGAAGAGTACCCATACATGTCTTCCTCTTTGTAACACCTCGAGCACTGTTTAATTTTGACGCCATTCAGCACCTTGTTACGTAGATCGTCCATTTCACTCGACAAGAAAAATTCAAACGGAGTGTGAGTCGACTGTTTGTACTTCTGATCTAGTTCACACCCATTGTTGGCATAGCAACATAGATTATAGACATCGGAATTGTTGCTTGAATAAATGGTATCGAACATCACAGGACAATATGTCTTGTTATCAGGTTTATCTAAATTCATCTATGTCCTCCCAATCATGTGGTTTGTTTGTAGCATGTGTGAAATGCACCATCTTGATGTCTGGATGGAACTCACCGCCCAAGTAAACATAGTCGTTGCCAGATACCTTGTGGTATAACTGACTGGTCTTGACCTTCCATTTATTTAAATCGAAATTTTTCACCCCGATGTCCTCTTTGGCACACCACCTACACACCCAACTGTCTGGCACGGTAACTAGTTCCAGTTCCTCATTGACGTTGTCCTCAACAAAGTACTGCTCACCATTGACAGGGCCTCTCGCGATACCCCTCTTGATGTAATAGCTCTGCCAGAAATCTGGATCTGACATGAACTTGTCATAGATGTACCTACAGTCCTTGGGATAGTACTTGAAGAATCCGCCATTGATCTTGTAACGCTTCTTTTCTGTGTCTCTCCACCATCCCGGTATGGACACGAACTGGCCTTTCTTGATGGGATATTCGAAAAGTTCCTTGTAGTCGTTGACCAACAACACATCGATGTCCATCACACAGATCGGTTCATCGAGGTCCAACCCCATTCCGTACATCTTGTTCCATTGTAATAATACACCTTCCCTGATCGGTTCGCGTACCCACACGAATTCATACTCGGGCAACTTCTCCTCGAGATATTTCTCATACTCTGGACCGTACCTGTCACCTATGCGTACTGCTATTATCTTCATCGCCATTTTATGACCTCATCTAATGTTGGTTTCACTACCCAGCTCTTGTGATTGAATCTGTTGTAGTCCCCGTATCCCATGCCCATGACAAATGCCAGACCAGGCTTCAGCGTAATATCGTTGTGAATCGCGGGCTCATAGAAATAACATTTACAGAAAGAGACGTCTAATCCTTTTTCAACGGCCAACATCGTGGTGACCATCGCGTTCATGCCCGCCTGTTGATTGAATTGATCCTTGTGGATTTTTTCAACCTTGTCAAAAGTCTGTTGCAGTTTTCCAGTATCCCAGTACCTACCTCGCTTCTGTGATTCTCTCATCTTCTGTGTCGCTGGATAATACGCCAGGAGATAGGGAGCCGTGACCTGATTATTGAAATGCCAACTGTCGTCTTTGATGTACTGCTTGGTCTTGTCTCCGTAATGGTAAGATAACCAGTCGTCATATCTTGTTTCTAACTCCTTAGCAATCTCAGGCGTCATGTTACTCCAGCGATTATGATCATTCTTGTGCTTGCCACAGACCGTGCTCATGGCCAGTTTCTTTTTTTGTGCACTGTGTTCAGGACCATACACGTCTATCTCGTAGTGCCAGAAATTGTTCTTGTGTGGTGTCAGATCTTTTGCTTTTTCCAGTATTTCCTTAATCAATTGTAGATCTGGTATTTTGTCTTGCTTGAAGAAAGATATATTTCTCCTTTTCTTGAGTAGTTCTTCAATCATGCCTTTGTTCCTATAATCATGAATCTTTTGTATTTCATAAAGTCTTTTTCGTAAAACTTTATGTTTCTTAATTTACCCACATACTGATTAGCAAAGTTTTCCATCGTGTCCACACAGTTCACGTGTTGTCCAATTTCTCTATAGTTGTTGCTCTGTAGTACAACCAGTGTGTGTTCTTGTAATTTACTTATTGTGTCATAAATTGTGTTTTGGTCTAGGTGTTCACACGAGGTACATATTACTATAGGACTATTCAATTCTATGATGTCTTTAATGTCTTGTTCAATGAATTTCACATATGCTAGTTGTCCTTTGTGTAGATTTTCTGAATCTATTTTTTTCCAAAGGTGTTTTGCTACTACTTTTGCTTTGGGGTCAAAATCAATGCAGTCTATATTACCTATCTTTTTCAATTGGAACTTTTCAAGCATTCTATATGCTAGTAAGCCATACCAACTCCCTAATATCGACACGTCAATTTTCTTGTCCAGTGTCTTTTGCCTGTAGTGATGTGGATACTCGTTTAGTTTTTCAATCAGCCAATCTTTACTAGCATATTGATTCACACTCAAACTATCCAACACGTCTAATATTCTGTCTGGATAGTTGTCTATCAATGTTTTGATTGTGTTTAAAGTGTCCCTATCAAACATATTTTTGATTGTGCAACAGTATTGTATTGTGTTTCACACCCTCCTGCCAACTTGATATAGCATCGCCTACAAAATATTTGTATTTGATTTCTTCGTTGTATATAAATCTATCAATGCCCGAATACAATCTCACATACAGATCCCTGTGTTTCATAAACTTTTCAAAAACCTTCCTTTCGTCGGTCCAACGCATAATGGATGAATTAACCAAAGTGTTTTGCGTAATTCTAAATTTCAAAGGCTCTTTCAAGGACTGTTGTTTCCAAGGACTACTATTCACCAGCGTCAAACGATCGAACTCGCTGGCAAGGAAATCTATGTTATCATTAATTAGGATATCTAAATCGAAAAACAAGCAATTGCCTGTGTATTGGAACAGAGATAACTTATGAAAGACTCCGCGCAGTTCGGGGTGCGTGACTGGAATATCATACTCCTTCTCTGGTCTATCTGTGAGACATCTAAATGTGTGATCTAATGTGAGATGTTCTGCGACAGAGTTTTTTAACTTTTTATCAAAGTCTCTGGTGTATTTCGTTCCGACGTTAACACAATATACATCAATCATCAAAGTTATTGTAGGCCACCAACAGCTCGAGCGGTGTCTTTGCTGATCTCAGTTGAGATTTCTTTTCCTTGTCGGTAGACCCCTTCACTTTTTCTGTTTCAAATATTTCCACCTTCGTGGTGAACAACATTTCCTTACACTGTGTGTCATTGGGATCAAATTTCAGTATGCATTCCACAAAATCCTCTATAGAAATACGTTGCTTTACATCCGTTTTAGATTTAATGCCTTGATCCACTAGGTCGCTCAATTGCTGTGCGTATTTCCTGTTTCTCGCAATGGTGGCTTCTGCAATCTTGTCAGTGTTGTACTCTGATATTAGATCCTTGAAGTCTTCGTTGTTATAATCCACAGGCAGATAATGATTTATCGCTCTCTTGCCATCCTCGTATATCACTTCTACTGTGTTATTTTCAGAATTTGCGAAATATGCCTCTATTATTTTTCCACTGAATATTGCCATTTTTAATCCTTTGTTGCTGTGTTATTGTAGCAGAACACCGTCAAAAAGTCAATTATGATTTCAGTATCTTGAATGTGTATGTGTTGACTGTTGTGGGTGTTCCGTCTGGAAATTCCTGTGCCCTGTAATCATTGGCATTCACGAATCTGGTCTGGTAATTTCCACTTCCGCCTGTGAGCTGTGTGTTTACTATGGCTGTTCCTCTTGCTGTTCCACTTCCGTCAATATTATAACTTAATTGATAGCCTGTTGAAGAATTGACCACTTGGTTTTTTACATATTCCTGTAGCAGTGCACCAATTTCTGCACCCGAATACTGCTTAAGATTGTTTGAGCCATCTATGTGTACTGGAGGATTGTATGTAGGCAGTACACCATTGATAATATGTAAGTAATAGTTGGTTATGGTCTGTGGTTGATCTAGTGTTTCGCCTATACCGTCAGCTGTATACAACGAAGTATCGGCTCTAGTATCACTGAATATCGGTGTTGATGACACCAGTGTCGCTCCTGTGACGGAAGTTGATGTTGAAATGAAATATGTACCGGCCTGAGCACTTGTAATTGATCCTAATGACAATTGATTTATAATCGGATATATGAACGTATCTAAAAAATCTTGTTCGGTCATGGCCTGTGCCTGTGTGCCATTCCAGTATATAGGGAACGTCTTACCAGTGTCTGACGTTGTTATCGGTGCTGATCCAGTTACCTGTGTTATACGTTGGTATGATGTTGTGACCACACTAGGTTCTGCTGTAGTAGCCTCTGAGGGGTAGGAACCAGATGATGTGGATGCCGCCCCCGCCTGTAGTCTGGTATCATCTATAGCTGTTAGATTTCCGCCCGAACCTGACACTGTCAGCGTCCTAGAGGGTGATAAAGAATAGTAATAAGCCCCAAGAGTGTAGATATTGGTTAGATCACTACTCTTCATTTCCTGAAGTTGAGCGCCGTTATATATTAATGGTGTTCTTACAGTCATCTTATTCCTTATTATAGGACATTCCTAAAAATATTTCAACCATAAATTACGCTCCTGCGCCGTATATGGTCTTGAGTACCGCTCCTGTACTACTTAGGATCTGCAATGAAGTCGAAGATGCAAACATTGTTGATGTCACCGTGCCCGAGTCGCCTGTTGTAACAATCGTACCTGTTACATTTGGTATGGTAATTGTTCTGTCTGCTGTTGGATCGGCAACTGTAAGTGTAGTTTCAAAGGCATCATCGGTTGCTCCTTCAAAAATAATTGTGCCTGATGTGGTAATATTAATTCCCGATGTTGTAACAGCACCTGTTAAAGGTCCTGTAAAGGCAGTTGCGTTCACTGTTCCTACTACATCTAATTTGGTGCTAGGTGTTACTGTGCCAATACCTATCCTTGATTCGGCTCCATCTATTGTCATAACCGTGGTACTAGTTCCGCCATCATTGACTTTGAAAGTCATGTCTGTGTTCTGTGCTGTGTTAGAGAATATGACACCGTTACTGTCAACTGTGATCGAAAGATCGTTGTCCGCACCCACCGTCAGACCTGAGTCATTTACTATACCTAGTGTGCCTGTGGTTGTGTCGTTGGCATCTGATCTAAGGAACGACGCCGCCGCTATGCCGCCGAGTTTGTCTGCGTCAGTGGCAGTTCCGTTTAGTTTGATACCCGAAGGTGAAGTCGTAAATGTTATTCCCTTGTACACCGTAGGGAAGCCTGTTATAGCGGTCTGTGGTGTGAACTCCGTGTCTGAAACTATCGCTATCAGTGTGCCGTCACTGTACCATTTGGTTATGTTCTGGCTGGCTGTGGTAGAATCAGTAACTGCTTCAAACACGAAACCATTCAATGAACCTGTCGAGGTTGGTGGTCCCACTAACACACTCTGAGATCCGTCGTAATAGAACAGTTGTCCTACATCTGAATCTATCCAAAGGTCACCTTGTTGTATTCCAGCTGGCTGTGTTGACTGATAGGGAACGTTACCTCCTGCTGGTACAAACAGGTTGCCCGTATACACTTTCAACCTGTTGTTGTCAGAATCGTAATACAGTTGTCCCTGTACAGGTTTAGTCGGTTCAGTTGGACTCGCGAAATTTTCTAATAGATGCAAGAAGTTTTCTGCTATTAACTCTCCATAACCCGCATAACCTTTACCTATGAAACTGAGATCTGTTTGTGTATTGACCACACCGTCCTGTACTATGTACTGGTTTGGTGAAGCGGCGCTGTTTGTCTTGTTTACTGTGTAGGCCATCTGTTAATATCCAGTGTTACCGCCCGCTGTTGTCCCACTCACTGTGTTTGATGTTGACAGTGCAGTTGAGCTTGTCTCAGTGAACGTGGTTAAACTTTGAATTCTCAGTGTGTAGTCAATCTGTATCAGTCTGTTTAATGATTTCTGTACCGGATGGAATATAACGTGTGTCAGCAACTTGTTGGTGGCTCCGTTCTCCGAACCTTCCCATGATTTAAGACCCAACTCGTCAAACACGTAGTCACCATTGAAGTTTGTGGTGTTGTCGAAAGACTCCTGTCCTGTGGGTTCACCATAGTCCAGTGTACATGTACACACGATGTCGGTGAACTTGTTGCCGGTGATGTGCCTCACTTCCATCTTGTTCCTTGATGTGTCTTTGTTGGTTGCAGAGTTATTGTCTATTACTTTGTAGTAGGTCTGATTGTATAGTGTTGCATTTGTTCCAGTGGAGTTAGGTGTGAGGTAAGTTATAATACCCGTTGGGTCAACAGAAGTACCACCATTACCGAACGCCATCTCGTGTATAAATCCTGTGCTCTTGTTGGCCAGTGAGTTGGCCATGGCCTGACTCATGTTCTCGTAGTGTATGGCGTTCCTTTTGTCCACGATTACTTCACCGGTCTCAGGATCGAAAATCTTTATGTGTCCGGTCATCATCACTCCGGAGTGATCATTGGGCTTCTTGTTCTCTTCTTTTGATTCCTGCTGTTTGTTGTCCTGTGTCATCTAGTGTATTTATTCAGGTGAGTTTGTGGGCTCCTCTGCTATGAATTGGGCCTGTTGAGTGGTGGAACCTTGGAGTCCTTTACCATCAGCAGGGTTACCGTCATTAGCAGTGTACCATACCTGTCCTCTCTTGTGTAATATCTTGATCTGTACGGCGTCAGCGGGTGCTGTGCTCAAAGTGACAACATTGGTGCTTCCGTCCACAGAATAGTTGATTGTAGAGCCATCCTCGCTAGTAAGCAACAATCGTTGGCCACCAATGAATATGTCTAACTCACTAGCGCTGGATGGTGTTTGTGATAGAGTGAACACAACAGTACTACCGTCACCAGCGAAGGTGTTGGTGTATACTGTGTCCACGTAAGGAATGGTTTGAGTACCAGACGCGTCTACCACTGCTGTGCCTGATCCATGCTCCTTAACTCCTGTTCCAAGTGTACCACGTTTGAGTTGCCCCAAACTGTTGTTGGTCTTGGTAAAATATTCTATTCTCTCCTTGCCTATGAACACCACTCCCGGTATTATAGTACTCACGGTAGATCCATCTAATCCTATGACCGTTTGTGGATTGGCTAATACTGATCCATCTGCAACCTTAATTGTCTCTGCATCGGTTGCCAGTGTCTGCGTTAGTTCTGTGGTGTGTGTTTTAGAAATACGCTTGTAGAAGGTCCTATTCATCATATCCTTGAATATCCTGTACCCCACGGCGCCTGTTGCAGATTCTACCGCAAAGTACATCACATCTAATCTGTCTGAACTTGTTATTGTCTTGCCTGATATCGTCATCGTACTTCCTGAAAGAGTATAGTCGAATCCTTGCACTAACTGTTCACCGTTCAACCACACGAACATGTACGAAGAGTTGAGTGGAGTATAATAAAGTTCATGTACTCCGTTAGGTCTTCCTTCTAGTACTTCTCTCCTCATCTTTGTACCTAGAGCGTTATTAAACGTTGTCACCCGCAATACAGAACCGTTGGTAAGTGTGTGCCCGTCTGCGGCGATCTGAGCAGTGTCTAAAACTAATGCCGACGAACTGTCACCACCGTCGATTGTGTAATGCTTATCAACCAGCGTTGTGATTGCTACAACATCTCCTTCTACCGCTCCTGTACCTTGTAGATGAACTGTTTGTGTAGCAAGATCTACTTCGTAGTTTCCTTCCTGCGCCACGGTGCCCTCTACCAATTTCCTTCCGTTATAGTGAACCTCTATTTGATTTTTGTTAGTGATTACCTTAGCAGGATCCACCGTTGAACCATCACTCAACCCAGATGTTATGCCAAAAGAATAAGTGGTTCCATCACCTACATAGTATGTTGTGTCTGGTCCCCTTAACACTTTTCCATCAAGTTCCACTATTGTCAACGCATGGAAAGGCGAAACCGATCCCGGTGGGAACGTCATTGGCAAGGTTGTTGTGGAGCCATCATAGATAATGTCCTCCGCTCTGATCTGTGCCACGCTTCTAGACACACCTGTTTTTTGGAAACCGGCCACCTGTATGAAATCACCTGCCGAAGGAGCCTCAACAAATGTTATTGTCAATGTATTTGAAAAACTGCTTCCTGATGAAACCGTTGTCGTGAACGCTGTTGTTGGAAGTCCGTTTTTGGTCACATAGATCTCAGACGCTGTTGAATCTATGTTGAAATCCTCTCTTACAGATGTTGTGAATTCTATCGTTGATCCATCTCCCGTATACTGATCTAACACTCTATAATTCTGTCCTGATATCGCGAACACCTTTGTCGTAATAATACTGTTATCGGCCGGAGCAGAAGTGAATGTAATAGTTTTTGCCGCTACATCCACAGTGTAGTCAGCCGCTGTTGAACCGTCTAGTGAAACCTTTTTAGTCAGCCCGTCAACTGATACTGTAACCGATGCCAAAGATCCAGGATAATCTCCTATAGAGTAAGTCATGGTGCTACCGTTACCTATATAAGTTTGCTCTGTGATAAATGGCACACCCGATTGTGGAGATGTGTAAACTTTGATGTCTACTGTATCGAATATCTGTCCTGGCACTACTTCCTCAGGAGCGTAACTAGTAGTTGGTGAAATAAACTCATCACCATCTACATTAATATCACTCGGTGCTGAACCCAACGCTGAAGCATATAATCCGTTTTTGGTGAACAGTCCGCCTTTGATTATACTATCCAATGTTCTGTCATCTGTTGGAGTTAAAACACCGTCATCATCTGATGGAATAAATTCTACCAACGAATTTTCATCCGGTGTAGTACTCAATGTAAATGTGGTTGTTGTACCGTCACCTGTTATAATATCTGACAATTTAGTCCTTGTACTGTCATCTTTTGAAGTGTAAACATAATAAACTGTTCCGGACGCCGGCGCTATTGGAAATGTGTATGAATTGGTAGATCCGTCCGCCAAGAATGGCACCGTCCTCGACAGTCCGTAGTTGTCCCATGGGTAGTCGTACCAAGCGGAGTTATCCCAGCCCTGACTCTGTGTGAACAATAATCCTGTGACCATAGTTCCACCATAGTCCACCCCTGACATCACCTGCGAAAGTTCATTCCCCGGCATTCCCGATGCTGGTGTATAGAATCCCTTGATCCTGTCCGCCGCCGTGAGTCCTGACTCGTCACCATAGTACTTGCTGACCGCACCAATGTTGTCGTCGAAGTCTGTGGTTGATGTGAAAGCGCTTACCGCCTTGTAAAGTTCGTTGTTGTATCTTATCTTGTCATTGGAGTTATAACTGGTGTTGGCTCGCCATTCCACTACTGTTGACGTGCTGGCTATCCTGTCAAACTTGATGGTTGTGTTGAAATCCCTCACCAGGTCATTGCCCAGGTTGGCGTAGGCCTTGGCCACGTCTGTTGGGGTTGATCCATCCGCCTTACCGCCTGTTATGGTCACCGTTGGTGTGGTAGAATATCCAAATCCTATGCCTGTCACCGTGATAGATGTCACTGATCCACCCGTGATCGTGGCTGTGGCCGTTGCCGAAGTCGAGTCGTCGCCCGTGATTGTCACTGTTGGTGCTACCTCATAGCCCGATCCGCCATGGAACACCGTGATCGATTCCACGTGCTTCCTGTGGTAGTCATACCATAACTGCCATGGGTACTGCGTGAGCCTGGTGGCCTCCGTTGCTGGGTTGATGGATCTTATCTTGCTAATCGAATCGTCATAGAACGGTGGATTGTCGAAATCGGTGATCACACCGTCATGCTGTTCTGGTGCATTGTAGCCCAGTTTGTACTCTCTTAATTTTGTATGGAACGGTTTTACCTCGTTGATATAGCTCTCTATCCAACTATCTGTTCCTGTGGTATAAGTCTTCCTTTGATCAAACTGTCTCACTTTGTTGACCGCTGTTATGAAACTGGTCTTAAACATCCAATCAACATAAGTTTGTTGTTCTAAGACTTTCCTTAATCCTGTAAAAAATAATGTGTTGTACTCTACTTTTAGATCGCCAATAAACAAGTCATCTCTCAATGCCGTTAATATCTTTCTCGTCTCAGTAACCGGTTCTTGGTCAAAGGTGTTGTCGTCAAAGTTGTCCTCACCATCATAACCTGTGGCGTCTTGCGAATAGTCATAGAGCTTGGTGCTCAATCTAATTGTGCCGTTTTCCGTGCCCACGTTCTCCCAGCCCGTGGCTGTCCTCATGAACAGTTTCCAACCACCAGTGTCTGCGCTGGTCACTTTGACATGTTTTCCAACTGCTAGGTCGAGGGCGTCGAGCTCATACTCGAAGGTCACTTGTTTGTCGATAACGGTGTTCTCGTCGTGTGTCATGCCACCGTCGGTCTTGTACCAGTCGGTGTAACTCCAATAGTTGGATGTGTTGTATGTCTGTATCCTTGTCCTAGACCATTCCGTGCCGTCCCATTGGTATATCGCCCAATAGTTGTTTGCGGTCTCATCTGATTTCACAAGGTAGTTCACTGTTCCTGATAGATCTCCTGTGTTCAAGTATCCTAACTCAGCGTAGGTGTCTACTTGCCCGTCCCATAGTCCACTGGCGCTGGTCGGTTCTGGCTCCTTGGCGTCAAGATTTGATAGACTTATCTGTCCCACCAGTTGATTTTTCTTTAATACAGAGTTAGCATAGTCTATAATTTCTTTCAACGCAGAATATCTGTCTAAATACCAACTCTGCCTTGGTCTTATGTTATTTCCATATTTCTGATTCAGAGGTAGGTCCACATCCGGTACAAGATCTCCGGCTATATTCTTTCCACACAACGAATCCCACCAACGAGACTCCACTTGATGTCCAGGCCTGTAGTCCGGATCTCCTTCGCGTACCAGTTTCCATACAGAGTGTGCTTCGCCATCAAAATCATTTGTCCTGATGTCCACATTTAATACGATATCACTATTAACAAGAGGTCCAATGTTATTGAGGATCAATTTGTTAGTGTCAGTAACTGAATAATATTTGATATTTGTATTTTGCGGATTGCGGATTAAATTTGCCACAAATGCTGTTGTGTTCTTCCTATTAACCACTGAATTATTCGGTATAGAGGATCTATTTTTGACCCAAAAGTAATACCTGTTTACGAAAGTGTCTAACCTAGAGTTATACCGTTGTACGACAGTGAAATTATCTAACGCTTCTCCAGACACTGTAGCGACAGCACCCTCCTGCGTACCTGACAACAAGTTCCATTCCGTTGGAGTTAATTGAGACTCCGTCCACTCGTATATGTCTATACTGGATCCTGGAAATGTTTTACCCCAGTTATTGACCTTATATTCCTGTTTGTCTTGCTCGTACCATAACCATTTCACTGTGGAAAGATCCCACCATACCACACCGACACGGTCCTCTGCCCATGGAGTCTTGGCATTGGCCTCTGGGCCTGTGTTGTACACTGCCGGATCCCACGGAGATTTAATATTGATTTCCCTATCAGCAATACCTAGTATACGGCCTTTTACTGGATCATATAGATCATAGTAGTCCCTGATTTGTTTGGTCTTACTATCAAAATCAAATACCTGACCTAGTTTATCTGTATCTATTAAAGCAGTTTCTGTTGTGATATTCTTCCAAGCGTATTCGTCGAAAACCTTTAAATCATAACAATAAACTGATCCGTCGTTGCTCAAATTGATGTTACCTTCATCTTTTGGTGCTCCTATGAATAAGTTGTTGTCGATCATACACACACCTCTGCCGTAATCATCATTTTCTGAAACATTAACAGATACTAGTCTGTCATCTAGTATAAATTTCGTATTATAGACTGTGGCAGTATATACAGCACCTGATCCTGTGTTGAGATCTACTATGTTGGTGTCTTGTAAATCAAATGTTGTTTCACCTAGATCAAACTTCATTTGTCTAGGATTGGCTGATTTTTCAGCACCTATGGCCAATCTGGTTCCTGCTTGGTTTATAGACAGCGATGACCCAAACCTAGCATCAGATATGTCACCGGGTTCATTGATAGTTTGATCTAGTGTGTAGGTATTAGTAGATCCATCCCTGTTCCATTTGTAGACATACACAGCGCCCGCGTCGGCTTGATCTGTGTCATCAAAACCCGGTGATCCAATGACCAGTGTTGTTCCGTCCTTGCTCATCGCAATCGATTCTCCAAATGCTGTATTCAACGTTGAACCGTCACCGTCTACACCTGTCAAAGTCTGTGCTAATGCAAATGAATTCCGAGTGCTTCCATCTGAGCTTTGTGAAGTTCTTACAAATATTTCAACTTTACCAGCATTGCCTGGGGCTAGTGAACTTACAGCCAGTATATCGCCGTTGTCATTTGCTTTAATCCTGTGTCCGAACCGCTGTCCCGAACCTCCGGCTGGTGCCTCAATGGTGTAGTCCTGTGTCCATGTATCGTATGTTGAGCCGTCAATACCTATACCCCAAGTGTACACATATACTCTTCCTGTGTCGTTGCTGTGTCCTGGTGCTGACACAAACAAGTATTTCTGATTCGTATTTCTAGTCGAATTTGTAGTTGGTTCTGAAATCATGTGATCCCAACCAAAATTTGCATTTTCATTAGATGTAGATCCATCTGTTGGTGCTGTCAATGAAGAAAGTATTCCATATTTGAAAGTATTTGGATCCCATATATAAATTTTTATGAGGCCTTCGTTATAGTATCTTGTGCTTCCGTCATTCGTTAATACATTTGTAAATGGTGCTCCTGCAATAACAAAGTTCTCGTCGGTACTAATAGACAATGATTCTCCTAATCTACTTGTGTTGTCGTTGTTATCGGTCATTGTCGCTGTGGACTGAACGGAATACACTGTGCCTGCTGAATGGCTTGATCTAAATAGGAAGTGCAGTTCTCCCTGCCCTTTGCCTGGTGCTGATATCACTGCCGATCTTCCGTCGTTACGTGCCACAACACGATACCCAAAATTTTGATCTGCCGTCACTGTATCGGGAGACAGCGTCCTGAATTCTAAGTATGGATCTTGTTTCTCGTAAACTCTCCATAGTCCCAAACTATCCGCATCTGCGAAAACCTTGTCTCCTTCTAGTTTGACCTGCCTATCTTCCTCCTTGTCTTTGTAAACATTGTAGTTGATCCTGTCATTGACGTTGTCCATAGAACTCACCCTAACTGAGATGAACTTGTACACATTACCATAACTGTCTGCTGTGGAACCATCGGCCAACGTTGGAACAAAGTCGACGTTGTCCTCATAATCCACTATCACGGTCTTGTGGTCCGGCACGCTGGCCACCTGGAACACCCTGTTCAGCGTCGTGGCCTCGCTGTTTGAGATAGCGAAGTAGTCGGCCTCGGTGGTGTTCGATCCTGCCGACAGTCCATGTGAACCGGTAAACTGTATCAATAACCTAGTTGCGTTCTCTGAGGTGCTTAGTTGATCTATCTTGATACCAGCACTGGTCAGCCTATATACGTCCCAGTCCTTGTTCTGCTTGTTCGCCACCCATATGAGGTCATTCTTTGTGATCGAGTTGACGTCAAGGTTCAGTAGGTCTGATATATCGAACGCTGTGTGCTGTACCTGATCTAACTGTGGATAACCCGCTGTCTTGTACACCTGTGCTTTATCTCTGCTGACTGCGGCCTTATTATAATCCAATTGTGAAAATGTGGTACTGGCTATGTATTCAACCGGCATTCTGTAAAGATTATCCTTAACCACTCCTAGCGATCTGCGATATTCCTTTGTATCAGCAGTGTTATCTAATAACTCAATGCTTTGAGGATCTGAATTTATTTCGTCGTCTTTTAAAGTAATCTGTATATTTTCTTTCGAGTCAGTGTTTCCAAACACACCTGTGCGGAGCATCCACTCTGGATATAATTTAAGATTTATATCAGAATTCTCGTACTTGGCCTTAAGCAATTTATCGATCGCGGCCTGTGTGCCTTTCTCCCTGATGTAGCCCTGGTAGAACTTGTATTGTGAAACATCATTAACAAATAAATTCTCTAGATAATCCCTTGCCTGATATCCAATCAATCTCTGAGCTAACTTCTGTTGTGATTCATCAAAGTTGTTCGATTCCATGTTATAGAAATCGTTAAACTGTGATATCTTGTAGTCAAAGTTTGGTATTAACTGAGGCGACGGCTTACTCGTTTTCAATGTCCAATTTGCACTCTCAAAAGTATCTTCTGAATTATGATTAATCTTTGCGACATAGAACTTACCTTGATATTCCACAGAATCACCGATTCTGTATTCTGTGTTGGTAGTCCAGTATGTGACCTGTGCGGCGTCAAACACGAATCCTGGGGCATAGTAGTCTCCGTTCCATCCGGCTGTCTTCCATCCAACGATTTTCAACCTCTGCTGTCTGAATCCTGTAAACGGTTCGTAAATTATGTCTGAGAAAACAGTACTATTATCAAATATCAATACATGTTCCTTCTGTACCGTGTTCAGTGCGATGTTGTACAATCCCACGTCAGTGGATTTGATGTTAAGGTCAAACGTTTTACCCACACGCTTGGTGCTGATCTCTCTGATATCTATTTTCCTACCACCGGCGTCCAGTAGACTGTAATCGCCAGCCAGGTTGCGTAACTTGCCAACTATGCTGTTGTTGGTGTCCAACTCAAATCCATCAGCGGCCGGCGAAACTGTTATAGCAGATCCTGGTGCCCACTCTTGTGTGGTCCAGAACAGGAACTCACGCACCGCGTTTGACCAATTGAGGGTCTCCTTGATCTCATTGGAGTATTTGTTGAATCGGAATCCCTGCGACTCCAGCCAGTGTCCGTACCCAAATAGAAAATCCACTACATCCTGTACGGTGTCAAACACATAGCCATAAGGTATGGTCTGTTCCGTTTCCTGGAAGGTGCTGTACTGTGACACCGCCACGGAACCCGATACTGATATAGTTTTCGAGCTAATGGTCTTGAACGGGTAGTTGAACTTGAAGAAGGGTTTGGTTGTGGAATAACCCAGCACCTTGTAACCGCCAAGCAGTGTTGAACCATCTGCACTAAGATCTGTGTTCTTCTCTATCAGCACGCCGGAGTACTGGAAGCTCTCGACCGGATTTGAAGTCCTGAAAAGTATCTTGTAGTTCTCGTCGGGTATGAATTTTGATCCCGCTGTAGAGCCCGGCGAAACGGAATCGGTAAGCACCTTTATATTATCTTTGTCTGTGAAACCTCCCAACTTATAAACTAGTTGAACATTCAATTCTTTCATCTTATCATAATAAAATGAAACAGGATCTAAATTCCTTGATTTCAAATAGTTCACCACGAACACTTGATATCCTGCTGTCTGATATCTCGTAGTGATACCTGTATTGTTGTCCGTTAAGGTTTCAAGATGATACTTGGCTGTTGATAATTGCTTTCTAATACCTGTATCGGTGTATATCTGATTGCCTGCCACGTTGGTTGACAACCTGGACACATCAAAGTAATTGCTGAAGAATTTGGCCGGTTTGGTTATGGCCAGCGTCTTGACCACAGTGAATGGATATGCGGATGATCTCCTCCAGGCCGTCTCAGCCGGTGCTTGGTCTCCAAACTTCCAAGGCTGTCTCCTGCCCGGTATGTTGAAATCTCCTATCAATCCGGCCGCTATGGGATCTAGCAGGTTACCCGAAGCGTCCACAGGTAGGTAGTTTGCTATCCCTGGCTTGCCGTACCTGCCTGGCGCAGTAGCTATGGCGTTCCATAGAATGTCATTTCCAGAGGTGTAGGGTGCTGGTCCGTAGGTGTCATCCCATGTGCTCGGCTTCTCCGAGTGGCCCAACATCTCCCACGGTCTGGTGTGTGGAGCATCGGTGTCATAGTGCAACTTGTAGATGGCCCTCCAATGTCCTGGCAGTTTAGCACCTGTCAGTCTGCCTGTTGAATTGGCGTAGTTGTAAGTGAACGGAGATCCTTCTGAGAATGTCGTGTTGTTGATGTACTGCACGTTGTTCCTGCCGGCCCAGACGTAGAAATCCGTGCCCATGATGTCGTTTATTTCAGCAAGTGTGTAATCTGTGGTTGTGAACGCGCTTGGCATAACATCCGATAGGTCCAGCAGTGATGAGTCATATGTGATCTTGATGTTATTGTAGATCCTCTTCTCCAATTCCAAAATCAGGTCATCACGCTCATCGCCGTAGGCCTTGATTATGGATCCGTCGTGTCGCCTTATCACAGCGGTGCTGGTTGTGTATGTGTCATCCGTGAATAACTCTGGCTTGAATTTTGGATACATGCCCAACTTGGTCGGACTAGTCGGCATGTAACTGCCTGTAGTGTCAGGGTAATCCTTGATCACTATTGTGTCACCAGCCGCTAAGGTTTTAGATATTGTAATACTATCGTCAGTAGTACTGAATGTATAATCTGTACCAAGAATCAACTGGATATCATTGAGATACACATACACTGCCCTGTTGCTCAACGTTGTGATACTGTGCTGTGAGTCCAAAGCGTACTCTGTTTGTGATGCGCCTTGTACCGTGTATGTCCTGGTGGAGACATTCTGTCCCCAGCCCACCATGTCCTCATAGAAGAACGTAAATGAACTGTTCTTACCTACATTAATCGATTCGATTATCTCATCCACCCTATCTCTGGCCACACCCTCGTATGCCGTGCCGGTCGCTTTTGTCAAGAATGCGTTGTACCATTTCTCGTATTCCTGGTTCACGTAGTCAATGGCTGTTATGGCGTTTGCTTCCTGATCGGTCAGATGAAATATCGCTGGCACCAGTGGTGCCTCGTGTTGGTGTATAGTTCCTCCTTTTAATCTCGATTCTGGTAAGTCTCTGAGATTTGTTGTGCCTGGAATGGCTCCCGTCAATTCCTGATTTTTGTCAAATATGTCTGTGACATGTTTTAATATCTGTCCGTATGTAAACGTACCTATGGTCTGGTTTAGGCTGTTCGTTGACAGGTTCTCGGGTATCTCGTATATACCCTTGTTAGTGACCTTGACGGCACTGCTGTAACCGGCTATCCTGATCTGATCATTGATTTTTAATTCATTAACAAACCTTATGTACTTGTTAGTTGTACCATTGGTTAGTGTATAATCTGTGATTAGAGTCTTTCTCACTCCATTTACGGAAACAGAAATTTCTAAATCTGTCAAAGAATTCGAATCCTTGTAAAAATCTATTGGAAATAATCTCTTCTCCGTTTCGTCCACAATGTGTGTTCTGATCACCCGCTGTTTGCTTTCGTTTGTCCTTTTGATCCAAGCACTCTTACTGTTGTGAATAAACCTTCCTGTTGTGTAGTGTAGATGACCTTCTGCTAAATTTTTAGTTACTGTCTTACCATTTTCTTGATATGTGAATGTACCTGATGTATGATCGGACTCAAACACCATATCTCCCACATTATTAATAGTGTTATACTTGACCTTTAGACCTAAAACTGTATCTGTTGGGGCAGTATCTGAGATAGCATATTTGAATACAGTGGCTCCCGCAAATGACGAGTTAGGATACACTGTGTCGTTGTCAAAACTGTTGTGGTTGTTATCGTACATGTTAAACAACGGCTGTTGGTTAAGTGTAGTTTTTTGTTGTGTGGTTCTCCAATTGGATGTGGCGGCATCAAAGTAATATGATCTTCCCTTGTTGTTAACTCCGCCCTTTACGAAAACAGTGTCTCTGTCTAATGCTGTTCCGTTGCTGTCTTCGTTGAGGGTCAATGACAATACCGTAGAGTCTCCAGCGTCAACGAAGTTGGCCACGTATATCTTGCTCCTCACTAACGGATCCGTATCCGCCGAGAATATGATCCTCATGCCATCTGTTATGGCCGTCTCGTCACAGAAGTAACCGAACTTGCCCGACACGTCACTGAAGGCGTCCCTGGTGGTCGTGTCAAATAGGTCCACAGGATTCTTGGCCACCGTTCCTGAGTTGTACAGTGACAGTCCAGAATCGAATTCTATAATGGGTCGCTTGGCCCTGTCGGTCTCGTCCAGCACGATGGCGGTGCCGTTGACCTGTGCGGCCTTTTCGATTACTGACTTATGGAACCATCTATTATACCTCGACCAAGCGTTGTGATCAAGCGAAGACCTGTTAATTGTTATATAATCCTTGTCTACGGGCACGCCGTCATTCGCATAACTCTCCGGAGTACTTAAAACTGCTGTATCAGTAAGTATGATAGAATCTCCAACACCCTCTACATAATATTCCTTGTTCCTATAAGCCGCCGGCACTTTACTCGATCTGAATTTGATCTTCATACCATTTGAAAGAGCTAAAGTCCTTAGTTTATAATTTTTAACTCCAACTATGTCGTCGGCAACATCGATCTGTGCTTTTGAAGTAACTGTCCTGATATGCAGTATTCCATACATACCGTCATGACTACCACATTGATAATATAAAACGTCTGGTGCGCCGTCTGGTACCACGAATGTCACTGTGCTCTGATCAGCACCGTTGTTGGTCACACCCGACGTGTAAAGCACAGAAGTAGAGCCGTCAGCACCTATACCGTTCTTACTAGGTTCTGTCATTATATAGAAAGGATGTCCTTGTGCTTCAATTATAAATTTGTAGGTGTTTCCCCTCCATAATGTTATATCCGGGTTTCTTTCGTTTTCAAGGTGCGGAAAACTATATGCTCTTCCTGAAGAATTATCATCCGGCAACGCTTCCACTTTGTATTCCACTACTGCACCTGGTCCCACAGAATCTATCTCTATAACCGAAGGTCCGTTAGGTAGCCAATAATACTCTCTGTAATTCACTAACTTGTCATAATCTATAGCCGGGTTCCAACTATAGACAGTCTCCTTGTTGAGCCTATCGTGGTTGTTGACCTTGCCTCCTAAATATTTGATCTGATTAATGTAGTCGTCATATGTACCCGTAAACTTGACCTGGTCCTCTGGATTAACTGATGTAGTATCTCTGTCTGTGTATGTTACAGCAGGCTCCAGCTGGTATGCGAACCTGTCCCTGCTAGTAGCACTTATGTATCTGTCATTAACGTCTCTGGTGTAGGCATCCTGTCTTCCTATATATCCGTCCAGTCTCTCTAATCTGCCTTTCTGTATCAATGGGTCAAGTACACTTGACAAGAAACGCTGATTCGTGTCGGTCCTGTAGAACGCTGGTAGGTGCTGTACAGTTCGTCTGTATTCGTTGTCGCCTTGCTTAACGACTTCGTTGTTGGTCAGTGTGTTAATTGGTTTATCGGCCATTAATATCCTGCCCCACTACTACCGGTACTTGAACCGGAACCTGTTGTAGTAGAGCCTGATACCGCTGATCCTGTTGTGGTGTTGGTAGTGGCAGTTGATGTTGATGTGACAACTGTGCCGGACGCCGTCAATTGATTGGCTCCCAAGGCACTTATGATTGCGACATCATCAACGGTGGCCCCACTGATGAAAATCTCGTCTGCCGCTGAGTTTATCTGAAACAGAGACCCAAAACCCTGTCCTGACTGATTTGGCACTATCACCACGGTGAGTAGGTCTGGTGCTAGTTCATTGTGTATGTATGCGGCTAATTCTGTAAAGTAAAAAGTATCTCCGAAATCCCAGTTATCCAAGGCAAAGAATTCATTTACCGCGGCTATAACTCTGGTCTTGATCACAGCATCTGTAACATTGGTTGTAGAATTCTTTACAACTTTAAAAGTGGCCTGAAGGTTCTCGTCAGCACCTGTACCAAATAATATCTTATACTTGACTGGATGATATACGATCTGATCTGATAATGATTTCAGAGGATTCAACACACCCGAGTAGTTAATTCGCAACTGATCCGATGTAGATGGTGTAGGTTTTGCTCCTCCGTCCTGCAACCAGATCCTGAACAGATTGTCATATGTTCTTTCAAGTAAGTAGATATCAACTATATTACTGACGCTAGGGTCGATTCTAGTCTCTTGTCCAGCATGGTGTTTGTATTGGAAATCTATCGAACTTCGACCTTTCCTAGCATAATAATCAGTAGTTGTTGACAACGTATTGGTTGTCGCATTGTATGATTTTACTACATTCTCTGTGTTGTCATAAAAATAGAACAACTGCCCGTCTGTATACGTGGATGTATTGAGATTGATGTCTGTTTCATTCTGTCTTACAATAAAATTAGTTGATGCATACGGCCTGTATCTTTCTATAGTGTCATAGGATATGTACTTCTCAAAAAATACAAATTTATTTGCTATATCATTATTTGGTTCTACAAATATATCAAACAGTTCTGGATTATCCACAACGCCGTCGTCATCGCTATCATAAAATCCAATTTTGATTTTTCTATTGTCTTGGAATCCGTCTGCTTCAGTGACTGTGTCCGTAACTTGCCATGTTATAGGATAACCGACAGAATTTCCTGTTGACAAAATAGCATTTGTTTTTAAAATTTTTACTGTATCTTTGACTACATTACCTGTTCTATAATCGTATATTCTTTCTTCTGTGTCGTAATGGAATTTGTTCTGTGATTCAGATTCAAAAATATAGTCCAGTTTCCTGTAGTGCACCGTGTAGGTGTCGCCATCATTGGTGAATTTGAACCACCAGCTGGCGTCTAGATTGGTACCGGCAGTGCTACCGGTATTTGCGAGGCTGAACACAGTGCTGGTGCTTAGGTTGGTAGTCGTTATGACTCTCCATTCTTCGTTGTCCACATCATATCTAAGACCAAAATCTTCGTATGCTTCTATTCTGTCAATTATATCAGCTTCTAACACAGTAGAAAATGATGTAACAAAGTTAGGTATAACCGCGTTCAACACAGATCCGTTTGCTATAATGTCATTAAGTGTTATAGGTCCTAGCCCAGAGGATAGATTCCCCTGGCCGCCATTTGATCCGTCACCAACAACATTGGAGATTTTTGCCCATTTTCTGTCTTCGGCATTTTCTGTACCTGCTGTTACCAATGTTCCATTTAAAAACTCTCTTGTATCGGGTGATGTAAATTTTATAAGTGCTCCTGCTTTGGCATACTTGAGATTAGATGAGGAAGAATCGCCGACTGCTAAAGCACCACTCGATGTGAAATATCCTGTATTTGTATTTGTAGTTGTTGTGGTCGAATTCCATGTCGCCGTCAGAGATGTCAGGCTCTTTGAGTCATACTTGTCATAGTAAAAATGTCTCGAGTAGGCCTCTTTGAGTTTTGATTCAACTGACAGATCAATCACTGACTGTATGTCACTACTATTGTTGAATGTGAAAGTGAATGTTGGGGTTGTCTCCTCACTGTACAGTATGCCGTCCTCCGCAAACACCGAAACATTGGAATAAGCTCCCGTGGGATCCAGTATTTCTTTTGCTCTAGATATACCAGACGCCGATCTGTTCACGGATCTCACCTTGACTATCTCCTGTGATGCTGAGAGTGGAACCACTTGGTAGTCCTCTGCCGTTATCATCCTGTTCTGCGAGTAGTACACTTGTCCCGCTTTTTCTCGTATGCTGTCGTTTGATTCTGTCGCGGCCGAATTGTAAACCGACTGCTTTAAGCTCATGGTAATCGTCAAAGTCTGTTGTGACCCATTAGCATCTATGTAACCAATATCGATTTGTACATTCTGCATATCTGCCGGCTGTATCGCATATTTGGCGTTGTCGCTGATCCTGTAGTAAGTTTTAAAAGATCCAAGCGGTAAGTTTGAGAAATTACCATCTCCGAATACTAAATCTATAGCATCATTATTTTTTGTTACAACATTGTAGATGTTCCTAATATCTTTTGATAAGGAATTATAAATGGCATTGTTACCACTTAGAGATGGTACCTTAGTCCAGGCTTCCGCTATCTGGCCAAACTGATCTAATTTGTAAAGCCAGATATCATTATCGTTTATGTTACTTACATCAATACTTTTCACATAATTTGTAATAGCAGAATCTACGGTGAAATCTGTATTTTGTATCGTACCTTGTTTGAATAGACAAAAGAACCCTGTGTTATTTGAACTGTCGCCTGACCCGTCTGATCTATATGTGTATGTAAAACCAGTACCTTCCACTGGTTGTGATTCATATATAGATTCACTGTTGGTGAGCTTAGACGGTACTACCTCAAACGCTCTGCTGATTCCTCCCACTGATTTTGTAAATTGGAATATCGGAAGTCCGTTTTGATTAGAATTAAAAGTGTACACCTCCGTGTCTATTCCACCTATCTTGTCTTTCTCTCTAGGAGAACCAAATAGTTGTCCTGACTGATTAGCCTCATTTAATATCGAAATGAATTGTTCTCTATAATTTGAATTAGCCGAATCATTCCATATGATAGTAGAGTTAGCTAGGTTGGTACCAGACGAATCTCTCACGTCCTGTGTTGTTGATATCGAATCTATCTTTAAAAGACCCGTGGCTGGTTTATTTCTCTTAGCGTTGTAATTAATCAGTCTCGCTAACCTTAGAATAGAATTTCTTCTCTCTGCCGTCTCTAGGAAGTTCTCCCTGGCGTTGAGGTCAACCCTGAAACTCAATGCCTGTGCTATGTAGGCTATGAGGTCAATGAGGGCGACGTACTCAGAACTCTCTACGAAGTCGTTGAAATCATCTGGGTAGTTCTCCTGTAGGTAGGCCACCATAGTCCTTCTCAACGTCTCGAAGTCATATGATTTGAAATCAGCCTGTTGGAAGGCCTGATAGATCTTACGCCAATCCTCGGCTACTAATAATCTGTTCTGTCTGTCTGTTGTGGCCATTGTATATACAACGGTATTTATATGTGAGGTAATGTGCGCTTATTAAGATAGACGCAGAAGTGAGTTCTCGTCGAAATTAAATCGCAGTTTCTCAGTGATGTTTAGTGGTACATATGTGATAGTGGCCTGTATGGCTATGCCCTTGTCCGCCTCTGTGACCAGTATCTCCTGTGTGGATATGCGAGGATCCGCATTAAGATTCGCAGTGACATCCTCCACTATGGCCTCTTTGAGTTGTTCCGTGAAAGGTTCAAATATGGCATCATATATGATCGTTCCAAATTCGGGATTCTCTACACGTTCACCTTTCCTTACAGAAAGCCTGTTGATGAGATCCTGTTTGGCCACTTCAAAGTCGTACAGTTTAAAGTTCTGCCTTTCCGCACGACTGCTGAAACCCTTGAATGTTGGATTTCTTTTTGATAGATCCTGATTGTTTTCTGCCATTAGTCCAATCTCCTGAATTCCACGTCCACTTTACTATAGTCAACCATGTAGAATCCTGTGTGTGTCATTGTTCTCGCCCATGGAACTTCCTGTGCCATCACACCCTCATATGTTCCATCGGTGTGTTTGTATTTAAACGAATATATGTTGATGCCTGAAGGCGACTCGCCAACTAATTTTATGTCTTCCTTCAATCTTTGATCACTAAATCTGTTTGTGAAGAAACTTTTGACCGCACCACCGATTGCTCCTATCTTGTCTGATAAATTTATACCAACGTTCTGCAGGAATGTCTGTCCGCCCCTGGCGGCGTCCCTGGCGTTGAAAAGTCCCACCTTGCTGGCCAGGCTCTTGACCTGGTTCATGCCCACTATCTTGCCTCCCACCACGCTGGAGTATGTCTTTGTCACGCTGTTCAGTGTTCCCAACGTTGGATCGATGTTTCTCACTCCACCACCAAAACCGCCCCCCATCGCTATGTCCCTGGCGGTCGCGGCTCCCTTCTTGCTCAGGTTACCCGTGGTCAATTCTTCGATGGCCTTCCTACCGACTCCTGTCAGGTAGGTCTTACCGGCGTCTGCGGCGAATCCCTTGAGATCTCCTCCTAGGAACTTGCTGTAATCCACACCACCACCCAGCGTGAACAGTTCACCGGCCTGGTTGACGAACACGTTGTCCTTGAACAGTTCCACGTTGTCACCTCTGAATTTCTCCACCACCTGCGATGTGAGATTTTTTATCGAATTGGTAGCGTCTGAAACAAATTCTGAATTCTTTATCTTCTCCGATATGCTGTCCTTTATTTCGAATGGTAGATCGACCTTGCCCGTTATGCCGTATATGTCATTGTATGCTGTTCCAAAATCAGATAGTAGTTGTCTGGCCTTGGCGGCGTCAGTGCTTGACCCCATCTTCTGTTTCACGTACTCCAGTGCGTCCGCTTGGTACTGCGCATCTCTGATCGCGCTATTCTCACTCAATCTATTCTGCATGTTAATGAACTCCGCCGTGCCCGGTGTGTTGGCCAACTGGCTCCATCTCTTCTTGTCATCACTGTCGATCGGAATGATGCCATCATTGCCAATCAGACTGGCCCTGAACATGGGTTCGTGAGTGACGAATCTGTGTACGGTGGTCTTGGTCTTCCTGGTGAACTGTTCCAGAGGTTTGATTCCCTTCTGTGCCAATTCCACATCGCCTTCGTCCCTTAATTGCATGCCCGCTTTTTCAGGTGTGAGCCAATTTGGCCCCCATGTTGGACTCGCGCTGGTGGAGTTAAAGTGCACCTGCGATCCCGCTAGGTGTATCTGTCCTGAGGCACCGTGTAACTGTGTGCCACTCGTGAATGATGAAATCCCGTCCCTGGCGTAGTCCCTCACGGATCCCGCCTGCGAACTGTTCAGTATGCCCTTCTCCCCAAGGTTCAACATAAGATCCGCGGAGTGTATCATCTCCTTGGCGGAACTGAATCTCACCTGTCCGTTGGCGTGCATGTTTATGTTCGAATCAGAATGTAAATTGAAGTCACCCTCCGTCCTCATGTTGATGCCACCAACGCCGGAGTAGATGTCTATCCTGCCGTTGCTCTGCATCTCTATCCAAGCATTTCCGGAAGCGTTGGCTATGTAGATGACCCCGTCGGTGTCGTGCATCAACAGTTGGTGTCCGCTTGCCGTCCTCAATCTTGTGAGTTGGTTGGATCCGTTCACTTCTCCATCGTCCATCACAAGGCTGTGTCCTGGACTTCTGTCGGGCGTGACTGCTGTACCGTCTAATCCGATGTTGAGCTTCCTCGAATCTGGTCGTACTCTGCCTGGGGTACTGATACCAAAAACCTGGCTGGGAGATTCCCTACGTGCCGATGACGTGGTCGTGCCCCTCACAGAATCTGCTATCAATCCCTCCTTCAGTAACTGTTCCGCTAATATATCATTCACCGGATAACGGAAACTGTTCGCGGACTCTATGGTCTCTGCTCCCTCTATCATCCTTCGGTTCTTTTCGCCCACGGGTAGGAAATCTGTGCCGTATGTTTTCTGACCAGATATGCCACGTTCGCGATTATCTGATTGTGTGTATGCTGTATTTTTACTTGCGCCGTATCCCGGTACTTGTTGATTGGTCAATGGTTGTTGAACACAACCTATCCAGAAAGCGTTACGATTGGTTGTTTCTCCTTTGGCGAATATCACCAACACCTCTGTGTCTATGTCGGGTGGCACCGCCCAGAAACCGTAACTATGCTGTGTGGCCTTGTAATCGTTGGGATCTGATTTGGAAGTGGCGTTTATACTCTTGGCCCCGTAGAATGGAGAAAGATACTGGCACCACACTATGTTCTCAAAAGTAGGATCTGCTGTGTTGGTCAGTGCTGGAATGTTCACCCCCAACCTTCCCATGCGTAAGGGATCTACCGTGGCCTTGACCACTCCCACGTACGGACCCGGATCGTTGTCTATGTACTTCTCATTGAAACTCTTCTGGTTGTCGAAAGAGTCTGTGAATCCACGCTGATCTATGTAACTCATACTTTAATTTATGCGGCCCCTTCCCCGTACGGATTATTACCTGCCGACGGTACTAGATTCTCGTTATCCTTTTGTTTTTCCGTTTCCTTTTTTATGGAGAAATCCCTGTCGGCCGCCTTCTGTAGTATGGCCGGTGCTCCCTCGCCCTGTTGGTTGTTCATACGCACACAGGTCAGGGTCTGCAGGAACTGACCATTGTCGAACTTGCTCTCCACCTTCACAACCTGGTAGATGCCATTGAAGAAAAGATCCTCGTCTCTATATGTAGCCTTTTCACTGAACATCAGTCCATCCTTGTCTGATATGTCATCTGGTATCCTGTACCTGATTAGTACCAAGGGACTGATCTGATCGGCATTGAAACTTTCTAGTGAACTGTTGTAATCCCCTTTGTTGCTAATCTTGTTGTTGCCCTGTTGATCTAGTGGAACGTACATGTCCTGACAGATGTAAGCAGGGTCTCCCAGTATGTCCATCTCCACACGTATCATATCTGCCTCTGGGTTGGTCAGGTAATCAAAGAATTCCTGGGCACGTTGACCTTCACCTGCAACAGTTTCTATACTGCTCCTGTTCTTGATCACAGACGGATACTGCCTGATCTGTTTCGTGGGTTCTGGATATTTCTCTACCCCGAATATCTTCTGCCAGGCGTCGGAGACTGTAGAGAAAATACCCTCATTGGCTTTCGCATCAAACACATTACGCATATAATAAGCACTCTTGTAGTTGATCCTCAAGTTCTGTACATCAGTGTTCTCACCAGTGTAGATATAATTGTATTCCTTCCTAACCAATTTGCTGAAATCTACACGTTTTATGGAAACTCCTGGCTTAATAAGTTTTAGGATGTGGACCTTGTAGGGCATGGCCCTGAAAATGATTGTCTTCTTGTGCATCTTGGTTATGTTGTCAAATTTTTCTGTATCGGTCTGCACAGTAGCCTTGATCTTGAACCAATCCACATACTGGTTGCCTATAAGGGTTTTTTCAAAATTATCGGAGTTGACTATATTCTTCAACTGCTCATCGGTAATTTTCTTGCCCGTATCTATCACACCCGCACGCTCAAGATATGTGGTCCAGAAATCATTGGCCAGTCTTTGGTATCCATATGCTTCTCTAACCGCATCCTCAAAGAATTTTACGAGATTAGTAGTAGTCTCTGCCTTACCGTTGGCTAACTTTATCTTGGGAGGTGGAGTGTAAAAGTCACTGTTTAATCCAGATGGATCGTCATCTTGATTCCACACACTCTTAACCTGTTCCTTATAATCACCTCCAACTCGTTTGACTTCGTCATCTATTATAAACTTGTAATCGTCGATCAGCTCTCTTAGATTGGCCTCTTTCTCTTTTTCCAAGGCTTTCTTGAGAAGGCTTTGTATCTTTACAGTCCATTCCTGTGGGTTGGTTGCTTTCACATCTAGTGTGGTCCTCGGAAATTTGAATCTATCATCGAAGGCTAGGTCTGTGTAGGGTACCGCTGTGATGTTATATTGTGCGCCTCCCACATTAACATCAAAATCCACTCGTACTATCAGTATAGGTATTTTCCTGATCAATCCCTCTGCAGGCACAGGCTTGCCATTCTCATCGATCCCTTTGAACTCTATAGTGAGTAAAAGCGGAGCATCCTGATAATCATCATAGCCGTTCAACGCAGTAGCGGCTCTGACTTTCTCTATGAATGTGACACCGTAAGGCTCGTGTATCTGGAACTCCATCTTGGTGAAGTTGGCCAGATTACGTTCCGCATTTGGTCCTACCGTTGACAGCATGTTCACATTCTCAAAGAATATGTCATGTGCTCTTTCCAAGATGCTGATGCTGTCCTTGTAGTCTTCAACAAACTTGTTATACCTATCCTGTACCAGGCGATCCAGTGCGTCCTTGTCGCCGGTTTTCTTGGCTAAATTACCAGTTGTTAATTTTGGATCGGAAATACCCCCGGTTCTGGCTATGATGTCATGTGGCGAGTTAGTAAGGAATGATTGATTTTGTATTTCCTTCTCTGTTATACCACTCAAAGTGAATATAGTATTGTAGGAAGCAAACTTATGTAGAACATTTGGCCTCAGGAATGGCCTCTTGGCGTTTCCTGACAACTCCAGTATCTTATCCGTATAAAATGCCATGTGCTAGATCCCTAAATCTTGTGAGACGTTTGCCGGCTTGGGTAACTTTATAGTGATGCCTGGTCGGAAATCGTATATGGGATCCTCTATCTGGTCTGGATTACGTTGTGCGAACACCCACCACAACCGTGGCGTGCCATACAAGTCATAAGCAAGAAGATCAGGCCTATAGGCATAGGTACGTTCTATTGTGTAACTCTGATCATCTAGTTCGGCGGTTATTGTCCTCGGAACAAATGTTTCTAGATTAATTTCGTTCTGTGGTGTAGCAAAGTATGGCGACGTGGATGAGTATTTGGTCATTAGATGAATCCTACCTCATTAGTTCCTTTACCATTCAACTCTCCTCTCACGAATTTCTTCATTGAAAAGTTCTTGATAGATTCTCTTGAGTAGATCGGTGTCAATAACACAGAAATATTTGACAGTGTGGGTGCCCAAGTCTGTGATTCACCTGCTATTACTGACTGATCGAAACCAGCGTCTGCGCCATTCAACTGCTTGTAGGGTGTGTTGGTCTGTTTGGTAGAAATATAGTCTATGCCCGGTCTAAGTTCAACGTTGAATGAATTTATTACCACAGGCACTTTGTGGAACATGTGGTCACCATAACCATAAAGATGCATAATCGGTGGTGGATTACCCTTGAGCCCATCACCGTCGTCGTTGCCAAAGAACATCTTTGTGGCTGTCCTCAAGAAATTAACAGTGGCCACCCAATGTTTGGCGTCCTCAGAATTTTGTACTGGGAACTCACCTATCACGTTCATCTGGTCCACCTGTGAATTCTGGTAGGCCTGAAAAGGAAAGTTGCTGTGTGTTTGAGCCAGAGCGTTGTAATTCGCGGAATGCTGTATAACCACAGCCGGTGTCAGTGGCCAGAATATGCCTCGTGATTCCGCCAGTGGAGCCATCAAAGGGTTGTTATCAAAATCAAAGAACTTCTGTAAGTGCGACTGTTCTGGTACCTGTAGCCTTACACGCCAATCGGTCTTGTCGTTCCTGCCCGACCATTTAGCCCTAGCATTTACCAATCTAGAATCCGTGGATAAACCTGCACCCGTGAGCCTGCTTAAGGTCCTGTTGAAGAACCCACCTGCCACGTTCTTTATTATACCACCCAGTGTCGCCATGTATTATAGGTTGCTTTCCTTTGTAAAATTTCGTATACTTTAACTATATTTATAGGCACAATTTTAGGCGCACTTAATTACTCTAGCGGCACGATTCTAACAGACCTGTTTGTGGTCATTCTACATTATATTAAACAAAGGAATT